AAACAATAAAAGAAATGAAAAAATCGGTTAATAATGATGATGATTCCACAGATGAAAATACATTAATTGTAATAAATAATCATCTCGACACACTATCGCAAGACGAAATAAAATGTTTGATTGCTGATATAAATAAGTATATAAAAATGAATGATCTTCATAGTTCTAAGATAACACTCACTGTTAATAAACATAAGAAAACACATCAAGAGAAAATAAGTGACATAATGAAGTTTGTTGAAGAGAATCAAACTAACAACGAAATTATTAAAATGTTTAATATAGATTTAAAACATAAATCAACAAATGGTTTGTTAGTTGGAATAAAAGAATTAGAGACCAAGTATTCTGAAATAAATTCTTATATGTCTGATATTAAAAATACATTAAATGATGCAATACACGGTCACAATCGAGCTAAAACACAGATTGAACGAATAATTGGCCAATGGATAAACGGTAAGCAAGATGGTTATTGTTTTGGTTTTGAAGGTCCTGCAGGCGTAGGCAAAACTACATTGGCAAAAAAAGGTCTCGCAAAATGTCTTAAGGATGAAAACGGTGTGCCGAGACCATTTGCTATGATACAAATGGGAGGGGATACAAATGGTTCAAGTCTTCATGGTCATAATTATACATATGTTGGGTCATCTTGGGGGTCGATTGTTCAAATACTTATGGATAAAAAGTGTATGAATCCAATAATATTTATTGATGAAATTGATAAAATATCTAGGACGGAATCAGGTAAAGAAATCATTGGTATATTAACGCATTTATTAGATCCTGCTCAAAATGATTGTTTCCAGGATAAATATTTCTCTGGAATAGATTTAGATTTATCAAAAGCATTGTTTATATTGTCTTACAATGATGTTGAATTAATTGATAAAATTATGTTAGATAGAATACATCGCATTAAGTTCGAAAACTTATCTTTGGAAGAAAAAATAACGATTTCGAACACATATTTACTTCCTGAAATATACGAAAAAATGGGATTAAAAGGAATGATAAATTTAAATAAGGATGTATTAAAATATATAATTAATGAATACACATTAGAATCTGGAGTAAGGAAATTGAAAGAAATATTATTTGAAATAGTTGCTGAAATAAATCTTGATATTTTGAAAAATATGAATGCGGATTATGAGATACCTATCAATATATCTATTGATGACATAACTAATAAATACTTTAAAGAAAAACGTGAGATAAAATACAGCAAAATACATTCTGAAAATAAAATAGGCATAATAAATGGATTATGGGCAAATTCATTTGGTGTGGGAGGTGTCTTGTTAGTTCAAGCCAAATGGACGCCAAGTGAAAAGTTTATGGGTCTACATTTGACTGGAATGCAGGGAGATGTTATGAAAGAGTCTATGAATGTAGCATTGACATTAGCTTGGAATTTGACTCCTTTTAAAATAAAGGAAGAGATACAAGAATGTGAAAAAAATGGAATACATGTGCATTGTCCGGAAGGAGCAACACCAAAAGATGGGCCTAGTGCTGGTGCGGCAATAACCGTAGCAATCTACAGTTTAATGAACAAATTAAAAATAAAAAGTAATATTGCTATTACTGGGGAAATAACATTAGATGGAAATATAACAGAAATAGGTGGGTTAGAATTAAAAATATTAGGTGGCATTAAGGCAGGTGTTACTGAATTTATATATCCAAAAGAAAATGAGAAGGACTTTGATGATTTTCAGAAGAAATATAAATCACAACTAACAAATAATATATTATTTCACTCAGTTGATAAAATAGATCAAGTATTTCAATTAATGTTTGAATAAATTACATTAAAATAAATTTTAATATAATGAATTAGTATAATGCAGCCAGCAGAATTACAAAATGCTCTTTTTAATAATACAATGAAGATTTTTAATTCATTATCATTTTATTCACCAATAATAATATGTGTTAGTATAGTTGTGTTTTCAATGTTCACAGCGACAATGGAGAAGGCATTTGTGTTTTTTGCGTGGATATTTATGATTACATTTATTAGAATAATTTTATTCAAAGGTTTAGGCGCAAATGTAGCTGAGATTCCTGAAATATGTACGACAGGGTTAACTGAAATGTTTATTCCAAAAGATGTAACATATAGTGTTTATGTATTATCGTTTACTTTAATGTATTTTTTAATGCCGATGATTATGGTTTCAGTTCAAAGCAAGACAAGTGCGATTAATTATGGTGTATTAGCATTTTTTGTAGCTTACATAGTATTAGATTTGTTTATTAAGAAGTCGTTAATGTGTATTCCAGGGTTTTTCAATGTTACGGTGATAACAAATGTATTAGGTGGATTATTTTTAGGTGCGTTGATAGCAGGGTTAATAATGTATGGTACAGCATTAAAGCCATATTTGTATATAAATGAGATAAATTCAAACAAAGAGGTGTGTTCAATGCCATCAAAGCAAACATATAGGTGCAATGTGTTTAAGAATGGAGAACTTGTTAGTTCTTCGATAAACTAATAAATCGTAAAGAAATAAAATTATCGTTCAAAGTGTGTTATATTGGTTATCAACCACGTTCTTAAAGAGCTCAACATCATATTTCTATGAAACGATTCATTTATTAAATTCATATTACCATGTGTGTTAAAATTTCTCGAAAATAAATTATATGTTTCTACAACATTTTTGGATTCATAGTAAGACAAGTTGGCATAATTAAATGGAGTTAGTTTTTTTCTTTTATTGACCATATTATGAAAAACAAACAATAAGTTTATTAGGTCTGTTTTAGTTGCTATATTAGGTATTTTAACTTTTCTCCAGAATTCTTTTGCGTGTTGCGCACATTCAGGACAAGGTAAATTATTACATATTTGAATAATAACGTTAATAAGCCCAGGTCCAATTGTAGGGAAGTTTGATTCTTTTACTTTGGCAGCTAATGTATGTATAAATATCCAAGTAGGCGGGCCCCAAGAACTAGGTGACATATATAACTATTATACAAAATAAATTTAAAGATATTCGTTAATTTTATTTATATGAAATCATATACTGTAGATGGTAATGTTGTCAATTTTAATGAAGAACTATCTAAAATGCTAAAAGATGACGATGACGATGACGATGATGTTGATGATACTAACAAATGTAGAATAACCAATCAACCGTTAACAGATAAATATGTTACATTAGAATGTAATCATAAGTTTAATTATGATGCGTTATATAAAGAGATATGTAAACAAAAGTATGTGTTTAAAACGTATGATGATGAGCATTTGAAAAAAAATGACAAACTTTTATTTCTAAAATCTGGAAAAGATTACTTTATTAGATGTCCATATTGTAGACATATTCAGTTTGAAGTAATTCCTTATTATGAAGGGCTAGGCATTGAAGAAAAATATGGAGTAAATAGTGTAAAAAAAGACAATAGGCAATATTATTTACATGGACAACGGTTTATTCTAGGCGTGGAGTGTTTTCATACTGAAAAAGGTGAAAAATGTTGTAATGCGTTTTCAACAACTTTAAAAGACACCGGTCTTACCTATTGTAATAAGCATTATTTGAGTGCTTTGAAGAAATACAGGAATGAAATAAATGCTAAATTAGAGGCTGAAAAGAATGCTGAAAATGAGAAAAAACAGATTGCTAAGTTGAATGCATTAGAGAAAATGAACGCACATAAGAAGGCGCTAGAAGAATTAAATACCGAGCGAGCAGCAAACGGGCTTGCGCTGTTGAAACGCCTGCCTCCAGTGAAGAAGTCCATTGATGACAAATATGTAGAAAACGATGCCTTAACACAGCCTATAAATGAATCAGGATGCGTGGCAATATTAAAATATGGAATTCGAAAAGGAGAATGTTGCGGTGTTGGTAAATACGAGTATTGTGGAAAACATTTGCCGAAAAGTTAACAGATATAAAGGATGTTATTAAATTGTTTATAATGTAACTTAAAAATACTTAAAATTATATGTTGTAAATAAAACAATGGATCCAGAACAAGATTTGTTAGTTGATGATCAAAAACCAAGAGTAAATACAAAGGATGAGTTAATATCAAGTATAAAAGAATGGATAAAGATTGACTCTGATATTGCCAAACTTAAAAATGAAGTTAAGAAAAAAAATAATAAGAAAAAAGAAATTACAGAAGCACTTGTTAGTGTAATGAAATCAAATTCAATCGATTGTTTTGATATAAATGGAGGTGCGCTTGTATATAAACAACGCAAAACAAAGAAGACTATTTCTGGTAAATTCTTATTAGAACAGTTAGAAAACTATTATAAAGATAATCCTGAATTAGCTAGAGAAATAGCTAAACAAGTGCTTGACAATAGGGCTGAAGTAATAAAAGATGAATTAAAGAGAAAGATTGATAAAGATAAATGAAATGTGATATAAATATTTGAATATATATAAACTAACAAATGGATTATATATATCCTTGGGAAATAATTGCGTCACATAATTGTGATTTTAATGAATTATTAAATCATCGCAAAATAGTAAGAGTTCTATGTTATCAAATAATAACAACAATAAAATATCCTTACCTTCAATTTATGATGAAGTATGATAATAAATCGCGTGAATTAATATGTCCGTATGTAACTAACAACAAAGAAATAAAATCAAACATTGTTAGTTTAATTTCTGATACTCTCAACAAAATGAATTGTGAAGGGCACTTAGTAAACGAAAGCATGATAAAAGGCTATATTGTACCTGAAGATGGAGATCCATATGTCTTTGTAAATATATCTGATATAAATACTTATTTTTACAATTATGACACTTATAATTATAACACATGCTTTGTGTTAACAAGCGAAATAATTAACAATGAATCAATAGGATGTATGATTATCAATTCAACCTTTTCAGAATTTGTTAGAAGACAGAACATTGGCTTGGTAGCACAGAATATAAAACCAATAAAATACTATATGCTGCCTGATGTTGCTTATAAACAAAAAGAAACTAACAAAATAAAACACATTGCGCTTTTTGGTTCAGAGTTAGAAACACGGTTTGGTCATATTAGAGGACATTTTTTCCATAGATCATATAACAATATATTAAAGCTAATAAATAAGAAAGAAGATCAGCGCATTATTCGTTATGCTGTTTTTGTGGAGGGTGGCATATTTGCGGAGGTAGGAGAAGAATGCCCAGAGAGCGAAGACTCGTGTATGATTATTTGCTATAAAGAGAATCACGATTTGAAGCCAGATTTGTTAGTTAAAGACAAGCATAATTTTGCTTTTATGTCGGCACATTCTATTTAGTTGTTAGAATTCAAATATAATTATATATGATAATTATATATGAACACAAGTTCAACAATAACAATACTAGGAATTTCATTGTTGTTAGTTTATGGACTAACAAAAGTTCTTGATTTTTATGGAATTAGAATTAATATGTATGGATCTTATTTGTCATTTTATTTGTTTCTGCTTATTTCTGTTTTTATTTTGCCAAACAACTATTATAAATTAAACATATCTCGAACTTAAACCATATTGTCACCAGTTAAAGAATTGGAACCAATAATAGTGTTATCCTTATTTTTTTTAATTGTTTCAATAGCATTTGATATAATAGTTACATCTATTTTATCTTTTAAATTGTCATAGATTTCACTCTCTAATGGTTCCCTGTTATTTATATCATAAAACGTCTTTTGAAAAGACACAACTAACTCTGTATTTTGTTTTTCTTTATTAAGTATTTGATTCATTTTTTTGTATCTATTTTCATCAGAACTCCAAGGATTTTGAGATAATTTAGTTGATATAAGAACATCACACACCTCAGGCTTAATAACTTTAGGAAGAGTCTCATCTATCTCCTTAAATTCTTCTTTAAACTGTTGTATTATTTTATCTGGTATAACTGGACTAGTTTCCATTAATCTGTCAAATTCTTCTTTACATATTTTTATCATTTGGCTCACATTCATACGTTCATCAGGATGTTTTGCTAACTCAATCTTTATATTTCTGTAAAACTTATCCCATGCGATGCTAGAAACTCGATGTGCTTCATTAAGCTGTGTTATCTTAAGAAATTGTTGAATTGTAGAAATAATTCCTGCTAAAAGATTGAATCCACCTACTATCATTACAAAAGTATTTTGATATTTCAATGGAACTCGTTCTTGTGCGAAATTTGCGGTTCCAGTTAATGTTGATATAATTATGACAGGAATTGTATACCATGCGTTTAATGTATTGTACATTATATTTGAACGCGAATGAAGCCATCGATAGCACATCGCTTTGTCGCCCCATTCAATCATTATTTGTTCATGTTCAATAGTCCATTCTTTGTCTGGTTCAATTATAAGTGCGTTATTTTCGACAACATTCATATAACATAGATATATAATATTTTATAATTTGTTAGTATATAGTAGGAAATGGAGCTAAACTTAGAGCAGCTTAAAAACAATTTTTCTAAAATAAAAGATATAAGAATGAAAGTAACCAATGTGTTCCAAATATTAGAGCATCATTTAAGTACTTTAAAAGAAACCTACTCAGAATTTGTACAAAATAATAAACAAAATTTGTTTGTATTTGGATTGGATTCATTTCAATTTCAAAGCAAATTAATTGACATTGAATTTGGAGATATGAAACGTTTATTTTTAGCAATCAATAATCGAATGTATTGTGAATATTATAAGTTATACAAAATAATTGTTGACTATGTGAAGGAAAACATAACAGATAAGAAAACATTAGATATGGCACAAATAAAAAATAATTTTACTATTTATAAAGATCTAGAGCCTTATAAGCAATATAAATTTGAAATGATACAAGAAATACACGAAAATATAATATTATTGTTATATGGAATAAATCAATTCATATTAAACAAGCAAATGGAATTACAAATGCACCAACGTAAGCTAGACATAGGATTAAATATAAACAACTTTATTAACACTTTTAATTATAATATTATGATGACAAAGGAAAAAGGTATGCTGTTTATATCATATATAGATTTCTTTCATAATTTACATACAAAATATTTACAGCGATTTGCTATGAAGATGAATTTAATGTATAACCAAGTAACTCACGATATTCGTTTTGATGATAGTACTGAGGATAAAAAAAAGGAATTATTAAATGATTATGAGGGTGAAAACATTGATAGCCACCTTTTAAAGCAAATAAAAAGGTCTTTTGATGATAGTGATTCGAGTAATTCAGAGTCAAAAGAGAAAGAAGATGATGAATTATTTAAAGAGGAGAATCCAATGATTATGTCTAGTTCAACTAACAAAATGCGTTCATTATTTAATAAAAATGTAAATAAAATAGTGAATGGTATGCGATTTTTAAAGAATAATAAAGAACCTGATATAATTAATTTATCAATATTAAATCCAAATGAAAAACAGCTTGAACGAAAATTGTCTGCTGAAGAAATGTTTATAGAAATCAATAAGCAATGTGATGAGGTTACAAGCGCAACAAGGTGTAAAACCCCATCTCCAAAGTTTGCTAATTCTAATAATGAATGTATAGAAGTAAAGGTCGAAGAAAATGATTCTGAGATTGAGATTGTACAAGAGACTAAAGATGAAGTTGAAATTGAAGACAAAGAAGAATTAGAAATAGAGGTCGAAGAAGAGATTGAAGTTGAAGAAGAACTTGACGTCGAAGAAAAAGCGTTAGAGATAACAACAGAGGTTAAGAAGAAAAAGAAGAAGAAGCGGGTAAAGAAAAACTAGTTGAATACATTTTAAGTTATTGATTTGTCTTTAAGTTGTTTTTCAAATAATATAAAAAATTGAAATAAACATATCTTTACATAAAACTATATAAAGACAAATTATGGAAAGACGTATTAATAAAAAAATAGAAAACTATATCTCTGACTTTAAAGAGAGCATCAAAATTAAAACTACAGATCTTGGATTAATAGACGACCAAAATATTAACAAATTACTTCAATTCATTTACGATTACGACAGAGTTAACCTAACCAAAGAAGACTTTATGAAACGCAAACGCGTTAAAAATGTCGTTCATTTGTCCGATAGATGCTGTGCTAAACGAGCCAACGGAGAACAATGTACTAGAAGAAAAAAAGACGAACATCACGAATTCTGTGGAACACATCTTAAAGGAACACCACACGGCGTGTGCGATTTTGAAGAAGAAGTTAAACCACAAGGACAAAAAATAGACGTTTGGCCACAAGATATTCAAGGCATTATTTACTATATTGACGCATACTACAATGTTTATCAAGTTGAAGACATTATGAAGGGGAAAGTTAATCCAAAAGTTATCGCAAAATACATTAAAAATGGAGACATTTATAGCATTCCTGAATTTAACATTTGAATTAGATATAAATAATCATCTAATTCAAATGAATTAGTTATTTTTGTGCAATTGTAGGTAACAAGCTATTCATAAAAGGTCTATATTGTTATTTCATTTTTTATGGTTTAGTGGTGAATTCAAATGAATAGCATTTGGATGTTATGATAAACATTTCCATGAAATGTCATTAAAATTAAAAGGTGTAAAAACAACGCAATAAAAAAAGATTACAATTAATTAAGTTACAATTACAATAGTATCTACATCTAAATCTACATTAAATAGTTTACTTATAAATTCCGTTAAGCATAGCATTTAAAGTCAAAATCTGGTTTTTTAATACAATGTCTGTGTTATCATCAATTGAACGACGAATGCCTTGAACTTCTTTGGTTATCATATTGATTATGCTTTCAAAATCTCTTACCTCTGTTTTAAGATACTCCAAATCGTTATGTGCTTTGTCTTTATTTTGGGTGATCATTTCATTGTCAAGATTAAGAATATCAACTTCTTTTCGAAGATCGTTTATGATGTCAATATATTCGTCTTTTTCTCTTTCAACGTCTTCTAATTGAGTCTCTAAATGAACGACTCTCATTTTTTCTTGTGTCATCTTTTTCTCATAATTATCGACACGAGTCTCAAGCTTACGACATCTGTTATTAGAAAACTTAAGTTCTGTATGAAGGTGTCCGGCTACTCTTGCCATTTCATCATCGAACCCTTCAACGATTTCGTCAAAGTTGACGTTAATTGGTTCAGAAATATGTCGTTTAATGTGCCAATATCCTCTGTCGTTGTAGTAAAACCGAGTAGTTCCATCTGATGACTTATCCATATCATTGATAAGTTTTTCAAGAGGTGCGCTACCACTAAATACTCTCCAAAAGTTCACGACAATTCCATAATAAGGCTGTCCTGATTCATTTTTACGGTCAATGAATTCAACATTTTCTACTACTCCAATCGCGTTCTTTCGAAATACGTGAATAACATAATCCTTTGTAATGCTGCAAGCAGCACGCTTAATATAAAGGGCAAATTTGTTATATGTGACGGTGTTGGTTGTCATTTTAAGGTCTTAATCAGGAATACTTATGAGTTGGTTATTGACACGTAAATATTTTCAATTTTTTGTGTTATTAATTCGGTTAAACTTTGTATCTTGGTCTGTCAATTTTCCAACTAAATTAACCTCTAAATTGACAACGCAAGAAAATTGAATGTATTTTCAGTTCTAATAAATCAGCATATAAATCAAGTAATATTCTCTATTAAAGAATGTTCAGACCTATATTTAACATAAATAAAAACATAGATTGGTGTAATTTGTCAGGCAATTCAAATGCGGTTCATTTACTTGAAAATAATACTAATAAAATAGATTGGATTATGTTATCTGCAAATCCAAACGCGATTCATTTGCTTGAACAAAATCCTGATAAAATAGTTTGGTGGCAGTTATCTTCAAATCCAAACGCGATTCATTTGCTTGAACAAAATCCTGATAAAATAAATTGGACCGCATTATCTTCAAATCCAAATGCTATTCATTTGCTTGAACAAAATCCTGATAAAATATTTTGGTGGCAGTTATTAAACAATCCAAATGCGATTCATTTATTAGAAAAAAATCCTGATAAAATAGATTGGGAGCAATTATCAAAACATCCAAATGCGATTCATTTATTAGAAAAAAATCCTGATAAAATAGATTGGGAGCAATTATCAAAAAATCCAAATGCGATTCATTTGCTTGAACAACACCCTGAACAAATAGATTGGTATTATTTATCACTAAATCCAAACGCGATTCATTTGCTTGAACAAAATACTGATAAAATAGATTGGATTTATTTATCATCAAATCCAAATGCTATTCATTTGCTTGAACAACACCCTGAACAAATAGATTGGTATTGTTTATCACTAAATCCAAATGCTATTCATTTGCTTGAACAAAATCATCATAAAATAGAATGGGTTTGGTTATCAAAAAATCCAAATGCGATTCATTTGTTAGTGCGATTAGATATTGATAAAATGAAAGAACAGTGTAAGCCATTTTCGGAAGAGTTAGTCTCTTATGTGTTTAATCCTACAAGAGTGATGAGAATAGCTGAAACGTTTGAATTAGAGTTAGATGAGTATTTGGAATTATTGTAATGTATAGTGTATTATGTAGTATTGTAACTGTTTAATATAAGCAAAAGACTTTGGAGTCTTTTTTCCTGTATGAGGGTAGTGCGTAAGTGAGTCTCGCTGTCCCAGTTTGGTTCCGCCAATTTCCCAAAAGGTGTAATTGTTTAGTTAGGTTAGAATGCCGGAAGAAATAAAAAAATTGAATTTAGTATTTAGAATGTATTAAACTGTAATAATTAAGCGGATATACATTAATTTTCAAAAATGTTTGAATTGTTAACTTCTTCGAAATACTTAGATTTGTCCAAAATCCTTAAATGGAACATTGACGAATTAGCTAACAACCATGATGTAAACTGTCAAGATGTGTACAACTTTTACAAAAATAACTTACGTATGAAGGCAGTTCATTTTACTCAATATCCAGTCAATTACAGTATGTGCGAAGCATGCAACTTTCAGATGCCTAATAGACTTTTAACTAAGATAGAAGGAACATATAAATACACTCACTGCAAATTTAGAACACAAACTTATCAATTGTGTCCTATTTGCTTGAAATTGAGTGCTGATAATAAAAAATATGCAAATTTAGTATCAGAAAGGACCACATATGATGAACAAGGGATATTGATGAATAGACCTTCACGATTGCCTGGTTACACTAAGTACTTCGATTCTGAATCTAATTGGGTTATTGTTCATCCACAATTACGTAATCGGAATGATGCGAGTGATATGTGCGGTTGCGACTTTGGATGCTATATGTGCAGTATAGAACCAAGATTTACTTTAGAGAATAATTAGTGTTAGTTTGTAGAATTGTTTTGAGTGTATATTGTAACCGTTTAATATAAGGGCTTTGGAGTCTTTTTTTGTCCGTGCGTCTGTCTGTCCGTGCGTCTGTCTGTCCGTGCGTCTGTCTGTCCGTGCGTCTGTCTGTCCGTGCGTCCGTGCGTCAATTCGTCTTTTTGTATGTGAGTGCTGGATTGTGCGTCCTTGCGTCCCCTAGATTTGGCTCTACCTTTCCTAAAGGTAGTAGATTTGTCTCTCCCTTTCCTAAAGGTAGATTGTAATTTTTAGTTAGGTTAGAATGCTGTAATAAATAAAAAAAATTGAAAAACTGGATGATGTAATAACGAGTGCAATATAAATGATATATTATAGTAAAAGATGGGTAAAACGTTTAAAAGTAACGGGTATCTTCCTCTGAAACACAGTTTCGGGTCCTTGAAGAAACATCAAGGTCTAAAGAAAAAGAACAGACATAAGAGAAGAATGTTAGCAAATGGTCATTTTAATTACTGTGTAAGTGAATTGGATGACGATAATGTGAATATGACAACTCATTATAAGAAAAAAGTTGAGATGATTGTTCCAAGAAATCCAAATAAAATAGGTTACAATTTGAATAGTTCAACGACGATGAATGACGTGTTGTATAGCAGTGTAACTGATAGTTGTAGTCCAAGTTATCAATGTGAATTCATCAATATGAGTGAATTGGAAAAATTAGATGTGACATATAAATATAAAATGATGGATTGCAACGATAAAAGCAATAATATAGCAAAGAACATAATAAAAATGAAGCGCCAGTTAAAGCGTAGAAATAAAATCGGTTATTTTAAAGGTCACGATAAAAGCAATAATAAGGTGGAATTATTGTAATGTGTAGTGTAGTGTAGTGTAGTGTAGTGTAGTGTAGTGTAGTGTAGTGTATATTGTAAATTAAATTAAAGTTAAGCAATTGCTTAATTTTTTAATGTGTGCGTCCGTGCGTCAATTCGTCTTTTTGTATGTGAGTGCTGGAATGTGCATCCTTGCGTCCCCTATATTTGGCTCTACCTTTCCTAAAGGTAGAAGATTTGTCTCTCCGTTTCCTAAAGGTAGAAGTGTCTCAAAGGTGGAGTGTATTTTTTAGTTAGGTTAGAATGCCGAAATAAAGTAAAAAAATTGAAAAACTGGATGATGTAATAATGAGTGTATATTAAATGATTATATATGAAAGAGAAAACATAAAGAATGTTAAGTCCAATATTTAACCCTATAATTAAGGTAAATAAAAACAATTATTGGCGTAATTTGTCAAAAAATCCAAATGCGATCAATTTATTGGAACAAAATGCTGATAAAATACATTGGGTTGCGTTATCTGAAAATTTAAACGCGATTCATTTATTAGAAAAAAATGCTGATAAAATAGATTGGGAGAAGTTATCAAAAAATCCAAATGCGATTTATTTGCTTGAACAGAATCCTGATAAAATAGATTGGGAGAAGTTATCAAAAAATCCAAATGCGATTTATTTGCTTGAACAGAATCCTGATAAAATAAATTGGATTGTGTTATCATTAAATCCAAATGCGATTCAATTGCTTGAAAAAAATCCTGATAAAATAAATTGGAATAATTTATCAGAAAATCCAAATGCGATTCATTTGCTTGAAAAAAATCCTGATAAAATAAATTGGAATGTGTTATCATTAAATCCAAATGCGATTCAATTGCTTGAAAAAAATCCTGATAAAATAAATTGGGATGTGTTATCATTAAATCCAAATGCGATTCATTTGCTTGAAAAAAATCCTGATAAAATAAAATGGGAGTGGTTATCTGAAAATCCAAATGCGATTCAGTTGCTTGAAAAAAATCCTGATAAAATAATTTGGAATCAGTTATCTTTTAATCCAAATGCGATTCATTTGTTAGCATCACTAAACTATAAAAAAATGAAAGAACAGTGTAAGCAATTTTCAGAAGAGTTAGTCTCTTATGTGTTTAACCCTACAAGAGTGATGAAAATAGCAGATGCGTTTGAATTAGACTTAGATGAATATTTGGAATTATTGTAATGTGTAGTGTAGTGTAGTGTAGTGTAGTGTAGTGTATATTGTAAATTAAATTAAAGTTAAGCAATTGCTTAATTTTTTAATGTGTGAGTCCGTGTGTTAGTTCTTTTTGGTATGTGAGTGTTGGATTGTGTGTCCGTGCGTTAGTTCTTTTTGTGTGTGCGTCCGTGCGTATGTCCGTGCGTCAATTCGTCTTTTTGACATATGAGTGCTGTAGTGTGCGTCCGTGCGTGCTCTCCTATATTTGGGTCTACCTTTCCTAAAGGTAGAAGATTTGGGTCTACCTTTCCTAAAGGTAGAAGATTTGGGTCTACCTTTTCTAAAGGTAGAAGTGTAATATTTTTAGTTGGGTAGATGATGAGTGAAGAATAAAAAAAATTGAAAAAAAGTGTTTGAAGAAAGTGTGTGGTAGACTTAGTCACCAAATATCAAAAGCTTTGAAAGCAATAATCGAAAATGAGTACTGTTAACGTAAATGTTAATGTGAATGAATTCAACGGTCGCTTAGTAGTAACTGAGCTATTAGCAAAGACCCTGGAGAATGCTGTAATTGAGTTTGGTCGCCAATGCGTATTGGCATGTGCCGATAAATTCGGTTTCGACGGTGCTGTCGCGATAAAGGATTTAGGCGTAGAAAACGCCAGTCTTATTCGCAAACAGATGTCTAAGAAATCGTGTTCAAAGGAGCCAAAGTCAAAGGAAAGTAAGAAGTCTAGTTCGAGTAAGAAGTCGTCAATCCCAATGCCTTTTAGTAAGGAGTCTGTATCAGAATTGCGTTGTCAAGGTATCGCCTACAATCGCAGTCTGTTCACTCAATGCTCAAAGGATCGCATGGAGAACGGAGACTACTGCTCTAAATGCCAAGAAGAAGCAGACAAGAACGCCTCTGGTAAGCCAGATTGCGGTTGCGTCGCTGATCGCCTGGCTGTAGGCCTATACGAGTACAAGGATTCAAAGGGTCGCAAGCCAATAGTTTACAGTAATCTATTAAAGAAATTGAATATCACTGATATTCAAGCGATTAGTGAAGCCGGTAAGTTATGTATTGATATTGATGATGAACACTTTACAGCTATAGTTGAGAAGTCTAGCCGTGGTCGCCCTAAGAAGGCTAACAGCACGGTTCAGGCGGAGGAAGATAACGATATGTTCAAGAAGATGCCTACCGACAAGGTAGATGAAGACTTGTTTGATGATGCGATTGCTTATGATAAGGAACCAGAAGAAATCGCCCATGCAAACAAGAAGAAGCTGACTGATGACGACAAGGCCGCAAAGAAGGCTGCGTTAGAGGCTGAGAGAGCAGCTAAGAAGGCTGAGCGTGATGCTAAGATTGCTGAAGAGAAGGCTGCTAAGGAAGAGCAACGCAAGGCTGAAGCTGAGAAGAAGAAGGCTGCTAAGGAAGAGCGTGAAGCTAAGCTTGCTGAGGAGAAAGCTGCCAAAGAGGCTAAGCTTGAGCAGGAAAGACTAGCTAAGGCTGCTGAGAAGGCTGCTGAGAAGGCTGCCAAGGAAGCTAAGCTTGCTGCTGAGAAGGCTGCCAAAGAGGCTAAACTTGCTGAAGAGAAGGCTGCCAAGGAAGCTAAGCTTGCTGAAGAGAAGGCCGCTAAGGAAGCAGCTAGAAACGCTGCCAAGTCCACTAAGAAGGACAAGGAAGTCAAGGTTGCTGATGAGAAGCCAGTCGCAGTCGAGAAGCCAGTCGAGAAGCCAGTCGAGAAGCCAGTTGAGAAGCCAGTTGAGAAGCCAGTCGCAGTCGAGAAGACAGCTGAAGCCGCAGAGGAAGCACCAGCTAAGAAGCAAGGTATTAAGACCGCTCGCCTTAAGATCGGAGACACTATCTACTTGAAGTCTCCTGACAATCGTATCTTCGATTACACTACCCACGTTCACATTGGTAACTGGGATCCAATTAATAAGAAGTACATCCCATTGCCTGAGGATGATGAAGATCCATTTGGTAGTGATGATGAAGACGACGAAGAAGAGGAAGACCGATATGAAGATTAGATGTAGCGTAGTTTAGATGTAGCGTAGCTTAGCATAGTTGTAATCGTTTAATTAGAAAGACTTAACGTCTTTTTTTCTGATAACACTCATATCTCGATTTTGCTACTCATTTCTCGATTTTGTCACTCATTTCTTTGGACCATCTTTCTCTGGTTGCCCATTTCGCATTCGCGGATATCCGCGCTTTTTCCTGGAATTCTACACGCACACACAGGGTACACCAGTGTATCACCCTACATATTGTTGGGATGCACCCTAGCATCAAAATAGCATCAAAATATATTCCAACTCAAAAGATCGACAACTATTTGACTTTCTTTTTGACGACAAACTAACAAATTGGAAATTAAATAGAAAATCATTCTTTCAAATTATATACACGCAAATTTTTATCTAATTATATTTATTTTATTTTGTTAGTTTGTCAACAAAATAAAACTCAATTAGCTTCACTTCTTTCTCTTTGGATGCCAATTTGCTGCTTTATATATTGTCACTCATTTCTCGATTTTGTCACTCATTTCTTTCGACCATCTTTCTATGGGTGCCAAGTTTCACATTCAAAAATTCCGCACTTTTTCCGCGAATTCTACACACAGGGTACACCAGTGTAACACACTATACACATACCAGCATGCACCCTAGCATCAAAATATATTCCAACTTAAAAGATCACCAACTTTTTGACATTCTTTTTGACTACAAACTAACAAATTGGAAATTAAATTGATTTTAAACGCTGAATAAAAAAAGAGGTTTCCCTCATTTTTATTAATAATTTACAGTTTTAAATGTCTAAAAGCCTACACAAATACTACAACTCAAATAATACAACTCACATAGTTACATTCGTAACATTCCATTTATCCAATGGTTGATTGAAATTAGACGCATCATAGAACATATCAGTCATATTAGAAACATTAGTAACATCCCAACAATTCAATGGTTGATTGAAATTAGACGCATCATAGAACATAGACCACATATTAGTAACCTTAGCAACATTCCATTTATCCAATGGTTGATTGAAACTAGTTGCACACGTGAACATATTCTTCATATTAGCAACATTAGCAACATCCCATTTATTTAAGGGTTGATTGAAACTAGCTGCACAACAAAACATCTGTGACATATTAGTAACCTTACTAACATCCCATTTATCCAATGGTTGGTTAAAATCAAAAGCACCAGCAAACATATCAGACATATCAGTAACATTGCTAACATCCCAATTGTTTATGTCTTCATTGAATTCCTCTTTATAAGCAAACAAACAACTCATATCAGTAACTTTGGAAGTGTCCCAATCTGAAATATGTCCATATTCCAACAAACATTCACTCTGATTGAACATCCACATATGGACCGCAGGTCTGATATTGTCATTGTTAATTTCTCCACGAAAATACTGCCCGATAATATTTACTAATTCAGATGGTATCTGATTAGAATAACATAATGCGTCAAGCCCCAAAGAAGGTGTAACAGTGTTTGGCATTTTTCGATTGAATCGTTAATTCAAGTGATATTATAACTGCTAGCAATAATTGAGCCAAAAATAATTTCAATTTTTGTGTCGAGTGACGAGAAGCAAGTGGTACTAAAAATGGGGTCGAGTGCTATGTGAATGATACACAGGGTACACCAGTGTAACACACTATACACATACCAGCATGCACCCTAGTATCAAAATAGCATCAAAATATATTCCAACTTAAAAGATCACCAACTTTTTGACATTCTTTTTTATAACAAACTAACAAATTGGAAATTAAATAGAAATTCATTCTAATAAATAAAATACACGCAATTATTCAATCGATTTATATTATTTCTTTTGTTTTGTTAGTTTGTCAACAAAATAAAACTCAAATAGATTCACTTCTTTCTCTTTGGATGCCAAATTGTTGCTTTATATTTTGCTACTCATTCCTCGATTTTGTCACTCATTTCTTGGTTGCTCTGCTTGTCCGACCGTAGTATATATATAATCAATGGAATTCCGTCTTTTTTCCGGGAATTACTATTGTTACACTTGTGTAACACTCGTTCATCCAAACGTGCACCCTAACTTAAAACTGAAATCGAAGACAACATTAGAAATTCAGACAACGACTTTGACGCAAAGATCTCTAAGCATTGTCTAATTACTGTTAAGTCAAACGTAGATTAATATGATGTTGAGTTCAATAAGCTTTATCACTGAGTATAATGCTAATTAGTATGTAGATTTGCGTGTATTTTGTAACAATTTAATAGAAATACCTTGCGTTTTTTGGATTTGATTTCCACGCTTTTTCCAGGATTTACATACTACGGAACAAAAAAAATTGAAATGAAATAATTAGTATTAAAAGTATTAAGCATATACGCACATATTAGTACTGAAAATGTCTACTCAAGCTAAATTTATTCGTCCAAAGATCGGTTGTGAACACTTTCGTAGTGTTGTTAAAAAAATCAGATCAGAAAATAATACTCTTAAATCAGGTCTTAAAGATGTACTTGACAATATTTATGGCATTGCTAAGGCTAATTCATTGCCTTACATCAAAGCTATTATTAACGTCCAGTTTCATCCACTAGACAATACTATGTACAGAATAAGTGTATCGGATAATATACCACATGGTTTTAAACAAATATTGTTCCATGGAATAGATAACCCTTTGAATATGGGTCATATTCGTGACGGACATAGTGATGATGCCGAGAGCTCTGAATTTGGTACAGGATTAAAAAAGGCAATTATTTATATTTCTGAACGATGTGAAATTGTTACTCGTTCTATCAATGATAACGGTGAAGAAAACTTTGTAAGGGTAGTATTTGATATTCCTTATATGCTTGCCAAACATGAACCCGAGGAAAGCTATGAACCAACATCGTTTGAACTTATCAATCAAGACATATATAATCAAGCTCATCCATTCGAAACAGGTTCAACTATTGAGTTTCAGAACTTAAATATTGGTGACTTCTCATATGATCAGGAAACCGGTGCATATCTTAGCCAAGAAGATTTTATTGCTAACTTAAATGAAGATTTAAGTAAGGCTTATTCTGACTTAATTCGAGATGAAGTATTCACCATTGAACTAAATGGTCAAGAAGTTTTAGTTGACGATGATTTGTTTGCTAAGATTCCAGACACTCATAAAAAACATTTTGAATTTTACGCAAAACTAAATTCAAAAAATGACGTTGAAAAGATTGTAAGAAAAGGGTTAACTCAAACTGGAAGAAATCAATACCAAGAATTTGATAATTCTAGTAAATCTGCTACATTTAAAAAAATGTCACCAGACGAATTTATTTACTTTACAAGTGAACCTAATGTGTATCTTATTAATATGAATTCGTTAACTACAAAGAACACAAAATATCAGCCAATTCAACATCATGATTTTACAGATATAAATAGAGGAGGCCGTTGCTACACTCCTGCTATTAAAATTACTAAGCAAGAAATGGATGGTTACTCAAATCATATTTACAATTGTGTTAAATATGACAATAAACGTCTTAATAAAATGTTAGGGGTAGGACCTAACAAAACAGTAACTAAACCAACTAACATGTTGATTTCAGCTATTCTCATTACACAAAAAGAAACAACAAAAAAATGGAGAGATTATAATAAAAAAGGCACTATGAATGACGACAGCGACGACAGTGACGAGTCATCTAAAAAAAACAAGAAAAAGAAGCCAGCTCCTAAGCCTACGCCAAAGCCTGAGCCTGTTTATATTAATGAGCCAGAGCCTGTTCATATTGATGATCCAGAGCCTATTTATATTAATGAGCCAGAGCCTGTTCATATTAATGAGCCAGAGCCTGTTCATATTGATGATCCAGAGCCTATTTATATTAATGAGCCAGAGCCTGTTCATATTAATGAGCCAGAGCCTGTTCATATTGATGATCCAGAGCCTCTTCATATTAATGAGCCAGAGCCTGTTCATATTGATGATCCAGAGCCTCTTCATATTAATGAGCCAGAGCCTGTTCATATTAATGAGCCAAATCCTGTTTATAGTGGTGAACCAGAGCCTGTTCATATTGATGAGCCAGAGCCTGTTCATATTAATGAGCCAAATCCTGTTTATAGTGGTGAACCAGAGCCTGTTATTGATATAATTGATGATCCAAAGCCTGATCATATTAATGAGCCAAATCCTGTTTATAGTGGTGAACCAGAGCCTGTTATTGATATAATTGAGAACTCAAAGAGCTTGTTGAGACAAGCTGCTAAAAAACTAATGGAATTAGCAGCAAATGAAGACTTTGACAGAGAAGATGGATATAAGATTTTAGAATTTGTAGAAATGTATATTAATAATTAACTGCTAATATTTCATTTAAAAAATATGTAAGGCACTTCTGTGTCTTTTTTTATTAGCCATTTTCTTTGTTTGTCACAATTATTATTGGATTGTCAACCTAACAGCTAAATTAGTTGCTAAAATAATCTTCCTCGTTTTTAGTACCACTTGTTTCTCCTCACTCGAAACAAAAATTGAAATTATTTTTGACTCAATTATTGCTAGCAGATATAATATCACTTGAATTAACGATTCAATCGAAAAATGGCGCACAGAGTTGGAAATATTGCTTGGGGTGAGCTCGATAAGGGCATTAAAATCATTACAAATGACAATCGACAATGCGAAGAAGTAGATGTTAAAAGAATGAAATATTTTGTAAAAACAATGGTTAAGTCTATTAAAGAATTCAAAGATACTGCCGTTAAGGATAACGAATATGATGCTGTCAATTGGCACAATTTCATTGCTGGCGGTGGAGGAGGACAAATGGCTAATATAAGTGTTGTTATAATGACTTATATTCGGTTAAACTTGTTCATTCTTAATTCTGATAAATACAGACACTTTATGAATACAACCCATAACTGCTGGATTTTAAACGGTTTCATTGGAAATTATGATGGACACTTGCCTTCATTTCTTAGTGATTTGTCTAATCAACTTGTGAACAAAAAAGATGGCAAATTTATTTGTAATCCGTTAACAACTGATTGGATGGAAACTGCGCGTTTAATATGCAAAGAATTGTTCAAATGTTTGTATAACTACTCATATGAAGAAATCGATAGCAGCCTTATTGAAGCTGAGTTTGAATGGATGTTTGACATAGTATAAATAGTTTTAGATGTAGGTTTGTAACTAATTAATTCGCGCTTTACGCGTTTTTTTACCGCTAATTTAGTCGCCAAATAACCTGTCTAATTTTAGTTCAACCAAAATGCTTTTCATGCAGACAAAAATTGAAAAACTTTACATCCAACATGATGAACGCAGAAACTGATCAACTAAACGTTTTGACTAAAATGTCGCTCTCACAATTTTCCGCTGAACACATTGATGCCGCCAATAAGATTATTGACTCTTTTAACAGCTGTAGATGGACTATCTTAATAGCTCAAATGCAGTCTGGAAAGACATTTACATTCTTAATGGTTTGTGCTGAAATGATTCGTAGTAAAATGGTGGATGAAGTGGTTATTTTCAGTGGAAATGCTGAAATTGATCTTAAATGTCAGCTTAAGAACAAAATTGAAGGTAAGGATGATGAATTTTATAAGGTATATAGAAAATATTTGCGCATTAAATTGCGCGACACAATCGCAGACGAAGAAGACAGAATTGACGAAAGTGAGCGCTTAGCAGCTATGATTAAAGGCAAAATTCAACTTGTATGGGGAACTGAGATGAAGAAACTTGACCATTCTTTGTCAAAGACGCTCTTCATATGGGAAGAAGCACATTATGCCCAAAACATAACTCAAGGCCCTGATAAGTTTCTAAATAAACTGCGCATTTCTGCTGATGGTGATCCTGTATTTCTCGAAGAACACGGTAACTTTGTCCTTACTGTTTCGGCGACTCCTTTCTCAGAATTGAGTGACAACATTCACAATTCTCCTAACAAGAAGGTCGTCTATTTGAAGCCAGGAGAAACTTACAACAGTGTGAAAACAATTAAGGAATCAGGTCGCTTAAAAAAGTACTCTAATCTTGAAGACACGTTGACGGTCATTCTTAGAAATCATTCTTCCTCACCCAAATATGGGTTGGTAAGAATTACCAATAAGAATGAGGAGAAGATTAAGGATATTATTTCAAGAAATGGCTGGAATTTTGTTATTTATGACTCGGTTGGATCTGAGCACAGCAGAAAAGAAGCCGACCTTATATGGCAAAATATGAAGAATGTCCCTCAAAAGAACACGATTATTCTTTTAAGAGGTAAATGCCGTATGGGAAAGAACTTGGAAAAAAGAAATGTAATGTTCGTAATGGAGACAGCTAAGAATTCTCAAACGGACACAATACTTCAAGGGCTTCTTGGACGTGTATGTGGTTATTCACAAGGGTCTGATCAAATCGATGTTTACTTGCCAGAAAAGATCGTTGAAAGTGGTGAAATAGACCGATATATTGAGCTTGTTGAGCAATTGGATAGAACAGGAAAGGTAATGGTGATTCCAAGAAGAGCAAACAACATTATTAGCGATGTTGTCCATACCAAAACCAAAACTCCTATTGTTCCGATTGTTATTAAGGATGTTGATCTTAGCGGACACATTTACAAAAAAGGCAGAAGATCAGTCATTATCGACGTGATTAACAAAATAAATAATGACACTCAAATAATTGATAAAACTCATCCCGAACAGTTTAATGAAATAAAAGACCGTTTAAATATGTTTAGAAATAGAAATTATACTAACAGTGAAGATATTGAGGTTGAAGTTCATAATATGTCTGATTGCGACAATGACAAGAAAGACAGTTGGAAAGTAAAATTTACAAAAGATTATGTTAACAAAATCAAAAATGTGCGCAATCCAGTTCCTGTAAGTTTACATCATTCTGGCGTTAAGAAGGATGCTAATCCAGAAAAAGGGAAAAAAGAATTAAAGGAAGGTCGTATTATTGGCTTGTTTTGTTATCCTAAGGCTAAAGGAAATATTAAGGCAGGAACCGTTATTGTTTACGGTGTTACAGACTGTAGAAATAGTGATTTTGACTTGGTGTCTTCTATACCAAAGACCACAAAAAAAGAGGTGTTTTGCCACCGATTGGAGGATGGAACGGATGTCATTAGTAACGGTGGCTACACGATTCACTTGCCAATTGGAAGTGCTTATGTTGTAAGTGTGATGAAAAAGTACATATTAGAATTTGTAGATCTATCAATGAAATATACTGGTTCAAGATGCATTACGTCGCAATGGTGTGACAACAAAAAGGAATTCAAGGGTATCTTGGTAAATGCTGAAGTGAATGCTAGTCTGATTCATGGTGGTGAAATATATAATGCTGTATTTGAGAAAGGTTTCGAGTTAAAATTGACCGAGATGGCTAGTCGTGATTTCTCATCACCTGGCAATAAGAGGTATGCTTCGATTAGTTGGTAGATTGTATTTGTAATTGTAATTTAACTATTTGAATAGTCCATTGAGACTATTTTTTTATGCGTCTTGTTTTTTTATGTTTTCCAATGTGTCTTTTACGAGTTATCTTTTTTGGCATATTTGTGGAGGGAAGCTTTTTCAGCACAAACTCGGCCATTCCGTTTCCCCTCATCTTTGTATTTCCATAATCACCATATTTCTTTTCAAGCTTATCGCACGCATCTTTCATAGGCTTTATTCTTTCTTCAAACTTTCCAAGCCCACCCTCTTTGCCATAGTATTTAGTTGTAAACCCTATTTTATTGAAACGCAGCACAATCCCATCATTAATAAAATACTTTAATGTTCTTTCAACATCTTCTTTTTGACCATTTTCTTTGGTTATTGTTAGTTCAATTGACTTCAAATGAGGTCTGTTAATTATGCCATAAAAGGCACCAACTATATAATTCAATTGTGTAGTCATTTCTGGTCGAGGCTTTCTAAAAAATGGATTGAAAACAGCATAAACACCCCATATAAACGACTTATGTTTTACACACTCTTTAAACGCTTCTTTTATAAAATAATCCAAACTGTGACTTTTAAATCTGGGAGATAAAGACAAATCAATGCTTTCTACATCATCGTCCATAAATACGATATGTTTATTTGCTGGCCATTTCTCTGTTATAAATTGGCGCTGAGGAACTAGTCCTTTTTTGCCTATTACTAATTTATTATATGTACTAGGGTCAAGGGTAGATTTATATAAATCATAATCACTTTTGTCTGCCACATAAACATATATTTTACTCGGGTTTATTTTATTTTGACTCAATGTATTTAACGTTTTTTCTTTGCAAAAGACAGCTCGTTTATAGCTTGGTACACAAATAATATAATCATCTTTTGTCATATATATTTATTATATTATTTTATTTTATTATTACTTTTGTATATTCATCATTTTTCTCATTGTTTTGTTATGACGCATCATGAATTTCTTTGTTTTTCCTTTTGTTTGTTCCCAAATTCTTCTCCTCAAATAACATACAATCGACAATCTCTTTGCGTCCTTTGTCTCTGTTACTATCGGCAAATTGCCGTGAGGTTCGTGAACATTCATATATAATACATCGCCTGTCCTTACATCTACACCTAGACCGTATTGAGGGAAGCACGTTTCACCTCCAGTATACTTACCTTCTTCTATAACAGCTAAATTTCCAAAGCCTTCTTCATCATCTCCTTTATCGGTATGAACATTCGTTTGGTAATTTACATTGGTGGTTACTGTTGTAAACGATGTGTTTGCTATTTTAAAAGGTGTCTGGTTTGCCTTGCGCTTTTGTTTTTTGTAATTTTCAGGTATTAATGACTCATAATAAGAATCTATTTCACATATTAACGGGAGTAATTTTCTGTATTTTTCAGGGTGCTTCTGTATAAACTTGGTTTCTCTCACAGTGATTGACGGCATTTTGTAACCACGTTTTCTCATTGTCATTTTCTGACGAGGCGACAGTCTGTCAAAATACCCCAATATATTTGACATTATTTTTGGATTGTCGTACACATTTTTACTTTTACTACCTGACGCTGAACCACGATTAGTAGACACATTTAATGCGAAACTAATAACATTATCATAAAAATCATCAATATTTTTTTTAGATAGTTTGTCCTTTCTAAATCGAAGAAGAAGCTTTCCATCATCAGTATACACATCAGCGTCATCGTTAATTATGTCAGAAATATCACTTCTTTTAAGTTTTTTATCTAATACCTTGTTTAGTTTTGAGTCGTCATAATCCTTTTTAACGTGATATATTGTTACTCCATTCTTCTTTTCCTTTTTTTCAATCATCTATATATTCTACATACATAATATATTTGTTATTAGCAAATTAACCGATATTTTAGTAGCCAAAATCACCCAGCCACAAAAAATTGAAATGATTTTCATAGGAACGTTCAATGCATTAACTACAACAATTTAACCATGGTTTGCTTATTAGTAATTGAAAAATCAATTAAGTTATTAATAAATGTTTATTATATTTTAAAAAAAATATACTACTCAGTTGTATTCTGTTGTCGTATGATTATATGCTGGTGCTATTTTATGAAATGGTTTATTGAAACAGAATTTCTTGTTGAAAAAGAAAAACAAGGACAAGAAAAAGAAAAACAAGGACAAGAAAAAGAAAAACAAGGACAAGAATATGAACGTAAAAGCCGCAAAGAATTATTTAAAAGACCAATCAGAGGTAACGTGGACCTTTTCGTTTATTTTGAAGCCGATATGCTTGCGTATAACAGGCAATCTGACGCTGAAAAGCATCACGAATTTCTTAGCAAAATACACCAGCACAATTTTAGTTCAATGAAAAAAAGGTATAAAAAAAAGAAAAATTGAATATTGGTAGATGTTGTATGTGAGTAGTAGATTGAATAAGTATTAAGTCTAATTTTAAGCTTAAGCAAAGATGGCAGTCGAACACGTTCCTTTTGAATTCCAATTAGTTCTCAAAAAGAACCCAAGAACGACTGAGATTGTAGATTTTGACAAGCTAATTGCGAACGCGATTTATAGATATAAGAGTAGAGTAGTGACACCTTATGACCTCGAGTTTGTCGCAAAAGAGCTGGGCGACCATTTAGGTACAATTGTGTCCCGCAATGGCTCGAATATAGTGCTAAAGGGTAAGTTTGTCGAGCAGTTATTGCGACCTTTAACACTCGGTATTTTGAATAAGATTAATTAAGACGTAGATTTAAGCATAATTGTAACATTTTAAGTGTAGAGACATAATTGTCTTTTTTTATTTTGACATGTAATTCATAAACAATTGCAAATAAACTTAAAAACAATTCATTAACATTTTATAAATGTGGTGGACTAACAATAACAATAACAAATATACAATTACAATTGGAAATAAATTATTCTACAAATTACAGGATGATAATATTGTCGATATATCTAAAATTAAATCTGTTTTAAAGTATAATTTCGACGAGAGAGAATGCATAAGCATATCATTCGGTCGCTACGATGATAGAAGAATATGTAATGATAATTTAGATGATTATAAGAGAGCATTAGAGTTTTTTAATATTAGTTGATGGAATATGTTGAAGAACGTTCCGCAACCATTTAAAAGACGTAGAATCTGTTAGAACAGGTGGCAAGACAAAAAAACGCCGTAATAAAAAAAAGAAAACACGAAAGAGAATTAAACGAAGTTATTAAACTCATGTTTATTATAAAAATTTTTAATAGTAAAAATGTAAAATTAAATTATTTTATATAATGTTCACTATAATTGTAACAATTTAAGTGTGGTCATAATTTGATGTGTAATTCAGAAACATTATTACAAATCAACTTAAAAACAATTCATTTAAAATTTATAAATGTGGTGGACTAACAATAACAATAACAAATATACAATTACAATTGGAAATAAATTATTTTACAAATTAGAGGATGATACTATTGTCGATATATCTAAAATTAAATCTATTTTAAAGTATAAATTCGACGAGAGAGAATGCATAGACATATCATACGGTCGCAACGATGATATAGAATTATGTAATGATAAATTAGATGATTATAAGAGAGCATTAGAGTTTTTTAATATTAGTTAATGGAATATGTTGAAGAACGTTCCGCAACCAGTGAAAAATTTAATGTTTTACTTCAGCT